TCTCCTGAAAGCTGAGCAGGGAATTGTCCACCCAGTCGAATTGCTCGTTCGAGCCGATCGAGTTCGTTGAAGACCTGGGGTGACATATTATTGGTGAGTTTGTTGGCTGAGGCTCCTGGCATGGGAGCCAGGACGTTGACAGCTCCAGGGCCAACCGCCCACTGCCCTCCATTGCTGGAGATCTCCCCCGTGACAACCGTTTCTGCGGAGACCTGCTGCCCGGCATAGGACATCACCATTCCAAACAGCTTCGCCTGCGCGATCAAGGCAGGGATAACGTGATCGAATTGACCATGAAAGTCCATGTCCACCGAGAAACCCCTAGCGATGACCACCATAGGTCTACCAGGGCAGGCTGACTCGATGAAATCTAGAGGTTTGACAAAGGGCTCCAGCATGACCCTGGTCACCCCATCGCCATCGAAGAACTCACCAATCGTGACGAACTCCACCTGCTCGTCCCTGGGGTCAACCCATTTTTCGATTTGAGGGAAGGCGGCTACGGCGCCCCACGGGGTCATCTTCTCGGCAAACAGGGTGTTCACCATGTCCGGCTTGTGGGGAAAGATGGATCCTGGGAAACAGGTCATCGGGTCCCGAACCTCAATGATCGGGATGCCGTACTCCGGCGAGGGGCGCACCACCAGGGGTGCCATGTCGTGGCACACCAGCCAGTAGGCCGCCTGGAGCCGGGTACCTGGCATGTTCATACAGATCTGATAGTCATTGAGGCGCTGCTCATGCTTCTCCGCCCTGGCCTTAGCAGGTTCCGACGACCGGTCGACAGGCTGTACGTCCAGCCGAGGGAGCCTTCCGACGCGCTGACTGATTGTTCGAGCGGCGGCCCATACCAGATTACCGACCACCGGCTCCTCGCCAGGCTTGACCAAATCCTTGAACACGATGTCATAAGTATTTGCGAGGACATCCCGCACCCTCCTGCCACGCCACAAGCGATTGGCATTGGTCTGCCGCCGCTGTAGATAGATCTTATTGATGAGTTCCGGGTCCGTCGCCATTTAGATATCTGTATTGCTGGGTTCGTACATCTACTATAGCTCTATTCTGAAGGAGGAAGGCCGGCATATCCGGGTAATCCACAAATTGGCCCGTAACGGGGAATTGTAGCCGTTTTATGTGATGGATGTGGAACCAGGCTGCCATAACTGTATCATATGTCTCGCCGGCCGGGTAAGCGATCAACTCGTCGATAAAGGGCTGGACCTGTTTGCGTTCCGCCGGGCCATTCCAGGGTAGGCTGACGCGCCCGAATTCGAAAGCCGGACCCAGGGCCTGAACTCCGTATTCTGGGTCGATTTTGTTGCGGGCCGTGGTGTGCGGGACCATATTGATCCCCACATCCATCTTCATTCGCTGGTATTCGGTGCTCTGGAGCAGCCAGCGCTGCGCCGCGTTGATCTCGACCACCCACATCGGATCGAACCCAAGCTGCCTAAGCTTGAGGGTCCACTCGCGCATGAGCGAGATATATGCCGGTGCCTGCATGCCACGAGAACGATACTCGGCGACAAGGTATGATTTGTTTTCACCAGGGTGATAGGCCCAACATTGAGCCACTGCCCATTGTGTCGGTGAGGGGTCCAGGGTACACATAACACGGCAACCCCGTGGAATGTCCCAAAGCGCCCTCGTGTCATCTTTGCACAATTCTATCCACTCAGGTCGGACCAGGGCGTCCTCATCAGGAAGTTCTGCCTGGTTGTAGATGAACTCGAACCGGCTAGATGTGGTCGCACCAGAGCGAAGCCGGCGAAGCTTGAGGAAGCTAAAGCGACTGGGCCACAATACGCATCCCTGGGGCTGGGGATCGTCATGTGTACATTTTTCCTTGCAGACCTCACAATGGACACCCGCACAGTTTGCGTCATCGTGGGCTTTATAGATAATCGGCCGCCATAGGCGCTCACCCGCATCATCTACCTGTTTCCTGAGCCGGCCGTAGAGATCGTACGCCGAAAACCGTGTTCCAACCATCGCGAATACTCCATCAGGCTCCAGTCTGGATGTGAGTTCATCCGCATGCCACTGGGCCAGCTTCTCAGCGCTTTGGGGGGTCCCGGAATTCTCCGAGTCCACGATGTCGTCGCCGACGATGAGGTTGACCCTCCAGCCATAAATGTGGGAGCCAGCTCCTGCAGCGATGAACGTCGGTTCCTTTCGAACAGGAAAACCATCGACGGTGAGCATGTCCTGCTTCCATATATCCGGATATTCCGGTTTGAAGCGCCCGAACGCGACCTGTAGCTCATTATTCTGTTCCAGTTCCCTCTTGATCTGCGACAGGAAGGCTTTGGCCATCTTGTCGGATTTGGACACGATCATACACGACCAGCTCAGCGAGGCGGCCCTGGCCCTGATCATCTCCCATATCGGGTAGTCTACCGAGAAGCATTGGGACTTCCCGTGACCCGGTGGACAGAGGATAAGGTATCGAGAAGACTCTGCGCCCGATAGGGTGTGCGCGATTGTGCGGTGGAATGGTGGCGTTTCGCGACCGAAGAAGTGCCGGCGGAACTCACCAAAATCAGACAACCATCCCCTTTCACGCTCACTGAGAAGACTCCATGTCTTAGGAGGTGGAATGTCTACGGCAGCAACATACTTTTCATTGGTTTTCCCGTTCCATCCATCCTGTGGGGTGGTTCTGATTGCTTTCATGTGTTTCCACACCGTGGCGTAGTCCCAGCCCAACCTGCGGGCCACCTCGGCATAGGAACCTGTTTCCGAGTATACTCGGCTCATAGTCTCTCGGTCGGAGACCCGGACCACCCGGCCCGGCTTACGACCTCCTCGGTTCCCCTTGCCTACTCCGGCAGCCATGACGGGTAACAAGATACACTGAAATTGGAAGGGAGTCAAATGCCACTTACGGTAGCGGTCGATTTCGACGGAGTGATCCACGACCCGACCAACCGAGACCCTGGGTACAAGATGGGGAAGCCGATGCCCGGGTCTCTACACTCCGTCCGGGAGCTGATGCAGCGGTACACGGTCGTGATCCTCACGGCGAGGCCCCCAGAGAGCTGGAAGTCGATCAAGGACTGGTTGGCGTACTTCGGGTTCCCCGAGATGCGGATCACCAATATCAAGCCGCCAGCCGTTGTGTATATCGACGATCATGGACTACACTTTCAGTCATGGGCCCAAGCCATGAGAGACTTCCAGATGCTGGAGCCCCACCTGATGAGCAAGATGGCAAAGAGCGTGAAAGATGCAAATCGCGGGTGATGTCTTCGTGGGGACAGCCCTGGCTTCGGCTGTGTACGAGGTTCTGGCGATGGTCTTCGGGAGGTTCCCGACCATCACGAGTATGGCCCTTAGGTGGCGCAAAAGGCCGATGATCCTTCTAGTGGCGATCCCCTGGCTTGGACTGGGATGGCATCTGTTCTTGGAAGGCAATCATTGATAGATGATCGACCACCCTTCAGGCCACCGCCCCAGTTCTATCGCCTGGCAGCCGCTCTGGCGACTGCCAGTGAAGGTAATACTCGACTCTTCCATTGCCAGAAGTGCGAACGGGTGTTCGATACGAGGGGTCAACTGCTCGCGCATCTGTGGTACGCTCCCGGGACCGCCGACGGAATCCGTTGCGCGAAGCCGGCACACATGATAGAGTGAATCTCATGGGAATAGTCAATCAAGGAGGCAGGGGCCGCAGGGCGCTGGAGAAGAGGTACCGGAATGCCTATACTGCGGCCGGTCCTTGCAAGATCACCAAGCCAGATGGTACTGTAGTGATTGTGCCTGCCAAGAAGGGCGCCATCACCAAGTTTCGCTTCTAGCCGAACCCACAATCTAATCAAGTACAAGGCTGTGCCCGGTTGACCCCCGGGTGGGGCGTGAGCCGGGAACGGGGTCGCTCACTCGCGTTCGCTGAGCGGTACCCGGAGGATCATCTGGCTAGCCCGCTCACGGGGAAGGCAGCCCCAGGTCAAGACACAAATCAGCGTGCCGGCGGGGATGTTAGTTTTGATTTTGGGCCCATGGGGGGCAGGTACTTCGCTGGCGGGTGCCGTAAGCGAAGGGAATGGGGGGCGGGCGCCCTGAGAGGCGCCACGGGGCTGAGAGCCCCTGAACCTGATTCGCCATTGAGGATGGCGAACATAACACGAACAATACTGTTAGTAAATGATGTGGCGGGCCCGGAGGCCGGGAGTGGAGCCCCAGCGGAGCGAGCGGGAAGACCGGAGGGCCCGCCCACGGCGGTCCGTAGGCCCGCCCCCTGGCGCTTGGAGGCGCCATGACGGGCCGAAAGGCCCTGGATGTGGTATACCGGGCCTCCAGCCCGGTTTTTGATACATTTGGGGCCGTAAGGGTCCGCAAACGGCCCCTAGAAGGGTAAAACCTCTCAAATTTACGGGATATGGGGCTATATAAGCCCCCCCTCCTGCGACCCGTTTCTTAGCACCCCCGGGTCGCTCCTGCGAACCAGTCGCAACAAGGAATGAGCTGCAGCTTAGACTAAGTCTATACTGCGAACAGTTGCATCAGAGATCTGTTCGCAATTAGGAATCGTTCTCACTTACAAAGTGTATCGTGAGACGATACAAACGAGGACAGCTCAATAGATGAATAGTTGAGTGGGATCAAGTATTGAACATGAAATAGCATCAGATTACCAAATAGCAGCAGCATGACTCGATAGTCATCAATAAGCCTTGCATCTCGTGAGACCATGACTGTGTAGGTTCATGGGCGCCAGAGGCAAGGCGAGCCCCAGTCCCCGACTGCAAGGCCCTGCCTTGCGAAGAGGGCGCAAGGTTCGGTGCGCGATGGTCGGAGAGTGTGTGCTCTCCCTGACGAGCACCGAAAGGGCGAAACTCATGCTGTTGGGCATCATCATCCTCGTTGTGTGCATGGACGCACTAGCGTGCGCTGCATACTTCCTCACATCTACATTCTACGACCGTAACGAGCGTAGGCGTGTGGTCGGTCGTCGGTACGGGAGCTACTGACATGGCACCCGTCCTCGAACCGTTCCGGTCACCCAAGCCTCTCCGTCGCAACGCCGCCGACAACAGTGAGACCATGACGGATGGTTCCCTGAGCACTTGGCTTGACGACATCGCAGTGAACCCCGGCCTTGACGATGACGAGGTGATCCTGCTCCTGGAAGCCGCCAGGCGGCTCAGGGATACTGGTCACGTCGTGGGCAGTATCCCTGAGGGTTGGACCGATCCGAGGTTCCGGCCATGATCCACCTAGTACACCTAATACAGTTCTTCACCCATCATGTCCACAACAGCATTTGCATCGGCGCCCCTCTGCGGGGCCAACCGTGCCAACTCTTTGTTCGCACCTGGTGGCTGGTCCGATGGTAGTGCGTCTCAGCGCAGCTACCATCCGTAAGCTGCCAAGTGACGAGCTAGAGAAGATCGTAGACGGCCGATCACGGCCTGCAGGGAAGCACTACAGTACAGCCACGGTTGCTCTAGCGGCATCCGAATGGCTGCGCAGGGACCTGACAGAGAAGACAAACGGTTAGACAGATTTGGCGGTAGGAGAGATTCGAGTCCTCGGCCTACCGCCATACCTGCCGAACGGTTCGGACAGGGGATCAAGCATCACCTACAGATGATGCGAAGGGAGGAGTAATGGCAGGGAAGAACAGTCAAGTGACTGTGACTAATACGACCACAGTCAAAGCGGTAGATGAGGCGTTGTTCGACGCGCTCATCGCCGACGAGGGCGAGCCGCCCAAGCAGCGGGCGATCCTGGAGACCGGGCGTCATCTGGTGACCGAGCGTGAAGCCGAGCGGGCCAGCTATGCCCGAAGGCTTCAGGAGTACCGGGCCAGCCAGCAACTCAGCAATGCTGCACAAGCGTTCGCCGGCAAGATGGCGGCATTCCCGACCCTCAAGGTCCACACGGATGCCATCACGGATGCACTCAAGGCGGCCGCCGAGGCCGGTAAGCCGTCGTCACCCGACGCCAATCCGGCCCTGATCGACCTGGTGAGGCGTGCCAGTGGTCTACTGGCGGCAGCGGATGATTTGGACATGACCAGCGCAATGGTCGAAGGGCTCACCGCCTTTGTCGAGTTGGCCAAGCCGCCGCTTGCGGCCGACATGCCTAGCAAGCGTGGTGCCAACGTAGACCGGAGCGACCCGACCAAATGGTCGGGGACGATCATCACCTACGCGTGCTCCGAGCACCTCGCGTGGGTGAGTAAGTCCAACTACGGGGATCGCAACAATGTCGGTTCCCAGGTCAGGGCACACTTGATGACCGAGCACCCGGGCACCTATAACCAGGACGAGCGCGACACGGCTCTGAAGGCCATTTGGGAGTCCGGCTCGACCAGGGAAGAGGTCGGTCCGGTGGTCATCGTCAACACGGGCGAACCGTCGCCTAAAGCATGACCAGACAGCGTGTGTGGGGATGGGTCAGTATGACCATCCCCACCGGTTGCCAGGCAGGGGCCGCAATGGGTCTGACACAACTGACCCGGGCGAGCTAGACGATAATCACGGGTCAACCGTGGGATATCGCCTGGCCCAGCGTGGGACCAGGTGAAGGGAATACAACATGGCACGCGTAGACATGTCTGATGAAACTGCCTTATATGTTGTTGACTGGGAGAGCCCAACAGGGTTTCAAACCTCCGTTGATTTCTGGTTTCCAACAGAAGAGGAGGCGCAAGCCGAAGCCGATGAGCGCAACAACCGGCTGATCGAGTTCGGCCTCTCCGGCCATTACTTCGTTAGCGAGAAAGGTAGAATCCTTAGAGGAGTAGATCCACCGCTAACGGACTAACACACTGATTTCAGGGTAGTGGCGGATTGCCACCGTTGAATGGCAAAGGCCCCAGCCAGGTCACTACCCTGATACCAATGTGTATAGCAGTTCACCACAAGTAGTGGTGAATCATTAGAGAAAGGGGCATAATGGAACATCACTTCAAGCCAGAGATAGTGGATGCCATGCGCCATGGCACCGAACTGCACAAGAACGTACTCCACTACCTTGAGCACTATATGGAAGCGTTGGGAGAATTCGGCGCCGCCATCCCAAGTCGAGACTTCGAGGCCATCGCGCTAGCGTGGATGACACTTGACGAGTTTCACGAGCGATGTATGACCTACATCGAGGCATGGCTAGACGTACGTGACTACGAAGAGGAGGCAAATGGTGGAACCACTGGGCGGCCTTGAGCCCAATAAGGATTTCGACAAGTACCTAACCGAACAAGGATTCTGGAAGATGTTTCGTGGGCATACCAAAGACGTTATCGCTGGCGCCCGCAAACTTCACCGACTACGCCGCCAGAATCAACCACTCCAATTCACGCGCACCCTACTTGAACTAGAGCACAACCTACAAACCATGCATCAGGCTGTTGTGTATTGGGTGCGTGCTAAAGGGTACAAGCCAGACAGCTCGACAGGCATCGAGTTCGGAGCAATGTCGCTAGATGAACTACCGACAGAAATCAAGCCACCAGGACAATATTTGTAATTACAACCGAAGGGAGAAGTAATGGAAGATACTTATATTAAATGGCTGAACAAGGGACACAAGAGTCCGTATCAAGGCTTCCGCTGGAAGCCTGGAGAATGGGTGGAGGCCCACGGCAAATTGGTCGGCTGTCAAAACGGTATCCACGTAACTGGCCTATACGAATCATTCGATTGGTTCTCGGACGAGGCTTGGCTTGTCGAAGTAGATGGCGAATCCTTTTGGCACGAAGAAAGCAAGCTTGTTTGCCGTCGGGCCAGATTGGTAGAGCGGTTGCCATGGGATGAGCGAATTGCTCGACTGTTT